CCTCAGAAATCCAAAAAGCATTAAAAACACTAAAACCAAAAGAAGAAGAAATCCTTAAAAAAAGATTTGGTTTCAATGGAGAAGCACAAACATTGATTGCGCTCGCGAAAGAATATAAAGTTACACCAGAAAGAATGCGACAAATAGAAAACAAAGCACTTAGAAAACTTCAACACCACAAAAGAAGAAGCATACTTGAGGGGGTAATGAATTGATGATCAACATCACCATTAGGGGAGGTTCCCGCCTCCCCTTCTTTTTATATTCTCATCTGTCTTAAACAAACCCATCCTTCTTAGACTCAAAAGCAAATACAAGATATTCTGCAATCACAGAAGTTAAGTTTTTGCACTTACACTTATGTGAGACGAATTGAATTTACTAAACAGATTCAAGCAGGCCATCGGTTACTTAAAGGCGTTGGGGTTAAATGACCCTAAGGCGTGGTCTTCGTCTATCTGGAATCTAGCGGGCACGTCCGTTGCCGGTGAAACAGTCACGGAAGAAACAGCCTTAACCAATTCAGCAGTTTACAATGCAGTCTCTCTTATCTCCGGCACAATCGGCGCTCTCCCGCTTCACCTCATGCAGAAAAAAGGCGACAAGAAACGAATAGCCGACGAAAGAACGGTTTATAGCGTCCTGCACGATTCCCCAAATCCCTTCATGACAGCCATGGCTTTCCGTGAGGCAATCATGGCCCACGTTCTGCTGTGGGGAAACGGTTACGCCGAAATCGTCCGCAATGGTTACGGTGAGGTTGTTGAACTTTGGCCGATAACGCCGAACCGCGTTTCCATCGGAATGGAAAGCGGGAAAGTATATTACACGATCAACATGGGCAACCAGCCGGACGTTATTCTGCCGCGTGAAAAGGTTCTGCATATTCCCGGCCTCGGCTTTGACGGATTCCAGGGGTATTCAGTCGTGGCGATGGCCCGCAAGTCATTCGGCCTCGGCATGGCGATGGAATCTTACGGCGCGAAATACTACGAAAACGGGACGCATCCCGGCGTTATCGTTTCCCATCCCGGCACATTAAAAGACCCCGCTAAACTTCGGGAAGCCCTGACCTCGGCTTACTATGGCCTTGGACAATCCAACCGCCTTATGCTGTTGGAAGAGGCGATGAAAATTGAACGGGTGACAATCCCGAACACGGACGGGCAATATTTAGAAAGCCGTCAATTCGCCGTGACAGAGGTTGCCCGTTGGTTTAATCTGCCCCCGCATAAAATCAAAGACTTAACCAAATCATCTTTTAACAATATCGAATCGGAGCAGATTTCTTTCGTAACCGATTCCATCCTTCCGTGGCTGGTCCGACTCGAACAGAACTACAACTTACAGATACTCGACAAGTATGACCGCGATCTGTCCGGGCGCGGGCGATACTACTTCAAACACAGCGTTGAAGGTTTATTGCGCGGGGATGCAGCCAGTCGTGCGGCGTTTTACACGGTGATGCTGGATCGTGGCGTTTTCTCAATCAATGAAGTGCGTGAACTGGAAGACAAAGACCCGGTTGAGGGCGGCAACATTCATCTCGTGCCGCTGAATATGACAAGTCTTGAATATGCCGGTAAGCCGCCCGTTGCTCCTGCACCGGCACCGCCGGAGAAAGGAACGGTACCAGACGATACACAAGGAGGGAAAAAACCATGAAGAAATGGTTTGAGATTATCGATAAGGCAGAGAGGGCGGAAGTTTGGATTTATGAAGAGATCGGCGAGGACTTCTGGTCGGGCGGCGGGATTACCGCAAAGGGATTCCAGAAGGAACTATCCGACATCAAAGCCTCACAAATCGACCTTCATATTAATTCTCCCGGCGGACTTGTCTTTGACGGAATAACGATTTTCAATTTACTTAAACAGCATCCGGCGAACGTGACCACTTACATTGACGGACTGGCGGCCTCTATTGCCTCAGTCATCGCGCTTGCTGGTGACAGGGTGATCATGGCCGAAAATGCCCTGTTCATGATCCATAAGGCATCCGGCATGGTGTACGGCAACTCCGACGATATGCGGGACTTTGCTGAAAAACTGGATAAAGTTAATTCCTCGATAGCCACGACCTACATATCCAAAACCAAAAAAGACGAAAAAGAAATCGACAATCTTATGAGCGCCGAAACGTGGTTGACGGCCGACGAAGCCCTCGAAATGGGTTTTGTCGATGAAGTGGCCGGTGAAATCGACATGGCCGCCTGCGCAAAGTTCATCCCCATTATGGCGAAGGCGGGATTCAAGCATATCCCGAAAGATATAGCAGATAAGAAAAGTGTACCAACGGCCAGGGAAGCGGAAAAAGCCTTACGGGACGTGGGCTTTAACCAAAAACAGGCCAAAGCAATTCTCTCGGAAGGATTGAAGGACAGTCAGCGGGACGTTGACCAGCCTTTATCCGATCCACCTCCGGTAACTCAACGGGACGTTGAACAACCGGAAATTATGCAGGGCGGGTTATCCGACTTGACCGCGACATATTCTAAAAAATTATTGAGTTAAAAAGGAGATTAAAAAAATGAAAACAGTCCCTCAGTATAGGAAGGAAATAAAAGACGCTATGGATCTCGTTTCGGCCATCACCGCAAAAGCGGCAACCGAAAACCGCGATCTGACGGTTGATGAAGTCAGTGGAATCAACGAAATCAACGCAAAAATTAAACAGACCCAGGACATGGTTTCGGCATTGGAAGACAGTGAAATTCTGAACGCAGCCATGAATGCGCCCGCAGCGCCCGTTACCGTGGAACGCAGACCGGCATTGTCGGCAGTGCAGGCGGACAAAGAGAAATTTAAAACCATTGGCGAGCAGTTGTTCGCAGTCGTCCGGGCGGCACAACCCGGCGGCCATGCTGATCCGCGTCTGTTCAATGCTGCAACCGGCCTCAATGAATCCACGCCGTCCCAGGGCGGATTTCTGGTTCAGCAGGATTTCAGCAACGAGTTATTGCAACAGGTCTATCAGACCGGCGTTCTGGCTCCCCGCTGCCGCAGAATGCAGATTTCCAGCAATTCCAACAGTATTAAAATTAACGGCGTAGATGAGACTTCCCGTGCATCAACTCGTTTCGGCGGTGTGGTTGGATACTGGAAAGACGAAGCGGCCCTCAAGACAGCCAGCAAGCCGAAATTCCGGCAGATTGAATTGAACCTCAAGAAGCTGATCGGCCTTTGCTACGCGACCGATGAACTCTTGCAGGATGCGGCGGCGCTCGAATCTTTCATCCGCAAGGCATTCCCGGCAGAGTTCGGATTCCTTTTGGATGACGCCATCATCAACGGAACTGGCGCAGGCCAGCCCCTCGGCATTTTAAATGCCGGTTGTCTTGTTTCAGTTACGAAAGAAGGCGGACAGAAAGCGGATACTTTGGTCTGGGAAAACGTGGTCAAAATGTATTCCCGCTTATTCGCGCAGTCCCGGAATAACGCCGTATGGCTTATCAATCAGAACGTGGAACCGCAACTCATGCAGATGAGCATGGCAGTCGGCACGGGCGGCGTACCGGTTTATTTGCCCGCTGGCGGCGCGACGGCTGCACCTTATGCAACCCTGTTTGGGCGTCCGGTTATTGCCATTGAACAGTGCCAGACATTGGGCGACAAGGGCGATATTATTTTCGCAGACCTCGGTGGATATATCCTCGCAGAAAAGGGCGGAATTCAGGCTGACATGAGCATTCACGTTCAGTTCGTTTATGACGAATCGGTCTTCCGTTTTGTTATGCGTGTGGATGGTCAACCCGAAAGAGCATCAGCACTGACCCCCTACAAGGGCAGTGATTCCTTAAGTCATTTTGTCACGCTGGATGCCAGAGCCTAACCCATAACCGGGGAGGGCTTACCTCCCCATTTTCAAGAAGGAGGATTAACATGAGTGGATTCAATTTAGCAGAAGCGGGGCATCTGGTTCAGCTTTGGGAACCGGCCAATCATACATCGGCGGAAGCAACAAAAGTTATTAGTATGGAAAACTACAGTCACCTGACCGCCATTATCAGTTACGGTGCGACACCGGCTGCCGATGGTCTGATCTTGGTCGAGTCCTGCGACAACCTGACCCCGACGACCCACACGGAAATAGTCTTTGATTATTACGAGTGCATCGTTGATTTCGAGGGAGCGCTCGGCGACGTGATGAGTGTCAAGAAGTCAGCGGCAGTCACCGGCATGGTGCCGACGGCAGTTGCAAATATTATGTACATCATTGAATTGGAAGCGACGCAGCTTACAAGCGGTCATGTCGGATTCAGATTCAGTCAGGCAAACCCCACGGGTGATTCGATCATGTCTGCCGTCGCCATCCTGAGTGGCGCTCGCTATAAGTCACCGGCAACACCGACTGTTATCGCGTAACATTAACCAGGGGCGGGAGAAATCCCGCCTCATAATAAGGTCGGTCTGGAAAGATGACTGAGCCTTCCGAGGAGGAAAATTAAATGGCAAATTACAACCCCAGTACAATCGCAAGAATAGGCGATTTGGTAAACGGTATCCGTGTGGATACGTCCGCTTTAGCCGCCGCAACGTATATGCTCACAGGCCCGACGCAGACTGAAATTTTTGACGTTATCGGGCGGATTAAGATTCACGAATTATTCGGAGAAGTGGCGGTAGCCGCCTTTTCTAATCATGCCTGTGTGTTATATTATACCTACACATCAACATCTCCGGTGATAGCAGTGGCCGCATTATCCGCCGCAAGCGCGTCAGTTGCGCAGTTAGCAGTGGGCGAAAGAATTGCGTGGATAGGCGGAGCCGTTGCAACAGCAACAGTTCTCACGGCAACTCCGGGCATTACGGATGTTGCTCGCATCCCGCAGATTGTCGGCGTAGATGCGGGAGTGGGTACGATTGGAATCAATACGGCAACTGCCAGTATTACCGGAACGGCAACCGTGAAGTTCTCGATTTTCTATACCCCGATGTCTGATGGAGCTTATGTAACAGCGAAACTGTAACAATACTAAGGCGGGGTGAAAGTCCCCGCCATTCCCATAATATTAGGAGGGAATCATGGCGGTCATTTACGAAACAAGAATCAAAAGATTTATCGGCCTCTCCACAGATACAAAACCCACGGATGATATTCCTCCTGGCTCATACTTCTGGGCCTACGATACCGGCACTTTATTTAAATGCTATGACGGCACGAATTGGATCGCCTATTCAGTCAACTCCGTTGTACAGCCGGGAACGGTTGATCTGCACAATGGCGCGGGCGCGAGAGATTTATTCACCGCAACCGGCGGCTCGGTTTATGTCGAATATTTCAGCCTTACACTGCCTCATGTGAGCGTGGCGGATGATACAGGCGGAATCACCGGTATTTCCGTCCAAACAGACACAACCACAGTTATCACTTTAGTTGCCGCTGCTGACGCTCTAGTTGCGGCCTTAACACCGGATAAAGTTTACACCTATGCGATACCTTTTGCCTTACCCGTTGGGAAGAAAATACAACTCACCATTGTTGGCGGAACCGCTGATGCTGACCCGACGACCTGTGTAACATCATGCCGATATAGAAGTATTAATCCCGCGGGGTATCTCGCGTAAAGGAGATCAACTGACATGGAACGGGAAGTTTGCGGATTGCACAAGCAGTTGATGGACACCATCGACAGGATTGAGACCAAAGTGGACGCGATCTCCGTGCGTCAGAGTGAATACATTGCCAAAACGGTGAAGATCGAGGGGATTGTCACCAACGGATTGGCCGGCAACGTCAAGTATATGCGCGACCGGCTGGACAAGTTTTGCGAAGATGCCGAAAAGCGGTTTAGTGAGATTGAGAAATTCTCCTGGTTCCGCGTGTGGATGACGGGACTGCGCGACAACCTATTTCAAAACCTTTTGCGTCTGATCCTGATCGGCGGCGGCATTTACATGGTGGTTTGTTTCGGCAACGAGATCGTCAAGGGGCTGATGAAATGACTCTTTACGAACTGATCGAAAAACATGAAGGCAGGCGCTATAAGGCGTACAAGTGCAGCGCAAACGCCGACACGATTGGAGTGGGCCATAATCTTGTCAATGGATTACCGGCGGATATAGAAGCCTACTACAAAAAGAATAAAAAGATCACTGATGAAATGGTTGACCGACTGTTAGAAGCTGACGTTCGTCAAGCCGTTGCCGACTGCCACGTTTTATTTCCAGAGTACGACCACTTTTCAGAGGCCCGGCGCATGGCGCTGGCTGACTTCGTGTTTCAACTCGGATTCACCAGGGCGCGTAAATTCATTCACTCCATCGCCTGTATCAATACCGGGCGCTGGGAGAAAGCGGGCGAACAGATGCGGAAAAGCGCGTGGGCGACAACCCAGACCCCGCAGCGGGCGAAAGAGATCATCGAAATGATCGAGGTAGGATAATGGATCTGAAACGGGCAAATATTACTGACCCGCGAAGACGTGATGGCCATCCCGGAAAGCCTGCTGCCGATGGTTGTCCTATCCGATAACCTCCGCAGTTTCTTTTCTATGGCGATAAAAGCACACGAAACCGGGTGTTATAATCATCTAATGTGGCTGATCCGCCCG